TGTTCTAAACATATCTACTATATCTCCAAATATTAATTTGCCATCTTGTTGTATTACATTTCCTTGTGCTTTAGATAAATCATAATTAGTTTTTCCCATAGAAACTATATTAGACAAATCTTGTGCAGTCATTGTTGGCTGATAGCTATTTGTATTTATTTGAGAAGGATTAATTCCAAAGTTAATTGGTGAATTTAATAATCCACTTAAATATCTCCCAGCTCCATAGCTACTTTGTGGTGTCGCCATAGCAGTTGGGGTCGATAAAAATGATGCTACATTTTGAACAGGTGCGTATGTTGATTTTGGTCTCATTGAATTTACATATACTTGAGATATATCGTATATACCTTTATCTCCTTCAACAAATCCAGCAGGTAATTCTTGATTTTTACCAAACTTAATTGGCTTAAAATATTGACCATCAATAGTCATTCCACCACCATTACCACTACCACTACTGCCACCAATTCCATTACCAATATATGGACTATTTGGATTTCCTATATATCTAGGTTGATTAAAATAAAATGGACTTCCATAAGCAGTCGCATAACCTGAATTGTTTGGTCTTGCAGATGGTGTATAAAATTTACCATCTTGAAAATAATACCCAGTGCCTGCGTGTTTCATTAACCCAGTATATTGGCTTGGAGATAACCCTAGTATTGCATTAGTATCTAATGAAGATGTAGGTGCTTGAACAATATTAGGTGCAAGCTGTGGTGCTCCAAAGTTAAGTAACATTATTGCATTCCTTTATTAGCAATGTTGTTAATCTTTTCTAACGCATCCATAATCATCTTTGTTTGATCTGTTTGCAGTTTGCCTGATTTGTTTTCAGCATCCATTCTGATTTGCAATTCTTTTAATGCAAGTTCAGCAGTTTGTTGAACTTCTTTTTGCTGTAACTCTAAAGCATCTTTTTGAGCTTTAAGTTGCATTTGCTCTCTTTCTAATTCAAGTTTAGCAGAATCAGTTTGTGCTTTAAGTTGTGCTTTTTCTCTTTCCACTTGAGCCAATACTTGTGCAGCTTGTGTATTAGGGTCAACTTTTTCTGGTTGTGGTTGAGATAGTTGTGCATTCATCTCTGGTGTAATTTCATTAATAAACTCTGTAGAGTCTTTGAAACCAGCCATGTGAATAAATTTAGCTAATGTATCTCTGTACTGTTTGATGTTGACTAGAGGATTAGATAATCCATAGTTTGTAATAATCTCTTCTTGTTTAGCCAAAATCATTTGCATGGTTGCTAATTGCTCTTGTCTTTGACCTGTACCTAAACCTACATTGATGTTCACATTGTAGTTAGTCTTCCACTCTCTTGGGTCAAACGGAATAAACTCGCCATTAATACGCACGACACGAGCTTTGTCTTGGTATTTACATAGGAGATGTAGGATACCTCTAAATAAACTTGTCACGCCTGTTTCTGCAAAGATACGAGCTATAAGTTCTAGCTTACCTGTAGATGCAGCAGACATAGCAGATACGGCTGTTGCTGTTACATTCTGTAAAAGGTTAGGGTCTAAACCTTGTTGTGAATCAGATACACCTGTGCGTTTAGCTTGAATTGCATCCAAGTATTCTAGCATAGGGAATGATTGACCTGCAGAAGATTGTACAGTCATAGGTACAAGTGCTGCTGGATTCTTTAATCGAACCACACCACCTGCTGTTGATGTCAATAAGTCATCTAGGTTGACTTGTCCTTCTACTGCACCCACTCTGTAGTTGTTAGTGAGATAGAGGTTGTCTAACATTTGACGAACCACAGTCGACTTAATCAACTGTAAGTCCATTGCTCTATCAGCTAATGACTGACCATAGAACTTGTGTGGAATTGGAATTGGGCAAAGAGAATGGAATGGGTTGTAATCACATTCATGTTCTTCTAATATTTCATGACCTGCATACACCACTCTTCTGTATTCAGCAATGTCATCATTATCCATATCAACTTTAAGATAACATTCAAACACTTCAACTAACTGCATTGATTCGTCATTAGAATCCATATCGGTTGGTTGTTCACCACGAGTGTATCGTGCTATTCTTTCAGGACTAAATTCTAGTGCATCACCAGTTGGTAGAGATTCAATAAGCTCTTCATCGTAACCCATAGCGACTAACTCTGAACGAGTCATCATCTTACGGTGTGCAGTGAATGGTGAATCTGCAATACTTCTTGCTCGTTTAGAAATTAAGAACTCTTCTGGAGGTACATTCTCAACAGTAACTTTACCATTGTTAGTTGTTTTCTTGAGCTTTACATTATGAGAAACAATCGCTGGTGATACTTCCATACCTGTCATTTCATCAAACACAGCTTCTTGCATGACTGTTGTTTCTTGCTCGACCACTTCTACTTCTGGGTCTTGCATAATAATCATTAACTCATCATCTGTTAAGTTTTTGTATGACTCTTTCTTAACATCAATCTTGTCTTCCCAGTATGCTTTGACGACACCTACTTTTTGTAGTAGAGCATCTTTAAACCAGTTGTGCATCACAAGGAATCCATCGTTATCCTTGTTAAATACCCAGTTTACATATTCTGTGGCTTGTTTAGCGAATGGTTGGTCGCCATCGTTTACAGGTTCAAATGAAACAACATTGTCTCCAGATGCAAATAAACGCATGAGTTGTGGTAATGCACCATCGACTACTTCTGCGACTTCGCCTGTTACAATTTGAGATTTACCTTCTACTTCGTTACCATAAGGCTCACGAAGATAGTATTCGAGTGCACGCTGTCTTTCATCGGTTGTTTCCGTTTCAAGATAACCTATGGCATCTTCTATCTCATTTTCTAATATAGCTTTTAATTTTTCGCTCATTTAAACAATCCATTTGTTGTTGACTGTAATAGGTTTGTGCCATGACTCCATAGGAGACTCGTCTAAACCTACTGCTAAATATCTAAACGCATCGGCTGCGTGTGATGACCAATCATGTAAAGGTCGGTCATGAAATACATTTCTTTTTTCATCAAACACTCTGCGATAGTTTCGTAGAGCATCTAATCCTTGTTTTACTTTTTCTGGGTCAAACCAGCATCGTGGGAGTATTCGTCTGACTGATTGAATACCATCATGTACATTAAATCTGGGTGCTATTGTGATTTGTAATCCAGCATCTTCTAACATTTCTTTTCTCGACTTACCTGTACCCAACTCTCTAACGGCAACATCGTGAGGAAGAATGTGTGTTGCATACATCCAATCGTTTTCTTGTAACCAGCTCACATAATAATCAAGACCAACACCATGATTTTCCACATAGTCGACTAACCTTATCTCTTTGTTGACCAGCTGTGCTACCCATATCGCTGTAGAATCAGACATACCCAAGTCCCAGCCTGTGTATGTTCTAGCTAAACCATCTGGTTCTATAGAGACTAATCTACCTTTTTCTTCTAAATCATGTATCAGTTTAGAATAGTAAGAACCTTCAACAGGAGCTTGGAAAGAACATTCAAACTCTTGCATGTATTTATCTTCGCCCATTTCATCATAGGCAGCTTTTAATTCTTCTTTAGGGAGTAACTCTGTTTCTGATGCTTTAAACTCAAGCAAAGACCAGCCTTCGTTTTTCTCGCCTCTGTCTCTTAAGTCTTTAAAATGGTTTTGACCTTTAGGTGTTCCCATTGCAATACAGTAACCTTGTCGATCCGCTAATGCTGGTCGTAGAATCTCTGTAAACAAAGAAGGGTTGACATCACCTATCTCATCAATAACACAGCCGTCAAGATAGATACCTCGAAGAGAGTCTGGGTTATCAGCTCCATAAAGAGAAATCCTGCGACCCATAAAATCCACTCGTAGTTCTGCAATGTTTGCTTTACCTCCTAGCGGTCTGGTGTACTCAAGAAGATAATCCCAAGCCACTCGTTTCGCTTGATTGTAAGTTGGTGCAATGTAGGCAAATCTAGGGTTAGCTTTGTCAGAAATTAACGCTGAATGTATCAGTTGGTTAATTGCACATACGGTTTTGCCCATTCGTCTATGAGCAACCACTACTGAAAAACGGTTGTTCTTAACGAGTTGGTGTATCTGTTTTTGTGGGGCACGGGGTCTATACCCTGTATCTATTGATTGCGACTCCATAGTGGGTCATCGCTCCTTTTTTAGTTGTTCCATTCTTTCTAATCTAGCTTCTCTGGTCATGTATAACCAGTGTTCTAAATCATCGTAGGTTCTGTTGCATGAAATACATCGGTTATTATTCATCCGACAAGTCCCTGTGCAGGGAGAGTCGTCTACCATTTTACTTTGTTAGCCCAGTAGGCTGCTGACATCTTTCCTTTAGATATGTTTTTAGCGTGTCTTGCTTTAAAAGACTTTTGTCTAGCTGTCGGCTTCTTATCACCTGTGACACCTTGTTGACCAAAGCGTATGGTTTTTACTTTATCGCCTTCTTTAGCCACAACAACATGAGATTTTTTTGGGTGGCTAGGTGTGCGTTTAGGCTTGTTGTATCCAGAAACGCCTGCTCTTGATAATCTGCTGTCTTTCTTCATACACAATCACCCACGCTTTTTAGTAGTTCTTTTAGGCTTGGCTGTTTTGGCTGCTTGTTTGAATTGTTTGGCTGTAGGTGCTCCTTTTGATCCTGCTTTACGCATTTTTTCTCCGCTTCCTGCTTCGATTCTTTTTCGTTTTGCATGGATGTTTGCATAGAGTCCCTGTTTAGCCATTATAAATCTCCGTACGGATGAATATCCTGAAACGCTTTGTTTTGATTTCGTTCAATTTCTTCTATAATTTTATTTAATGCAGCCTGTCTTGTTTGAGCATTAGGCATAATTCTTTTTTCTGGCATGTAGTTAATATTTACATCTCTTTTACCAGTACCCATAACAGCTCTTCCTAAAGCATTAGGGTCGTTATTAAAATCATATGCTTCTTGGATAGTAACAGTACCATCTGGATTAATTTTATATGGGAATCTACCTAATGTATTATATATAGCTGCTTCTTGTGTTGGATTCCAGTCACTTCTTAAACTGCCTTCTTCAGTTCCACCAATGGGTCTACCTTCTCTTATAATGTGTGACCTATTTATATCACCGTAATCTACTGTTCCGCCACCAGATAAAAAATATTTTTCTGATTCTGGGTTTTTAAAGTATCTATTATACTCTTGCATAAACCCTGCATTATTGACTACATCTGGATTTAATTGTTTATAGTCTAATAATCCTTGTCTAAATGCTCTAGCCTCTTGGATTGAATCACTTAAATCAGACAAATCTCTATTACTAAAGTTTTGCTCTGTAATTGGATTTTCATTTCCAACTATAGTTTCACCAAATGTACGAAGCTGTAATGGGACGGCTTTTTTGTATAAACCATATATAGAATCTAATAGCCCCATTGTTACTTACCTTTCTTTTTAGTTTTACCTGATTTAGACAGTGCAATAGCAACAGCTTGTCTGTGTGGTTTGCCAGACTTCATCTCTGTTTTAATATTACTAGAGATAACCTTTTGTGATTTACCTTTTTTTAGCGGCATAATTTTGTCCTACTGGCGTTTGTATTGTTGATAAAGAAAAAGTCTACAGAAAAAAGGGGGGTGGGGGTCTATTCGATTCCTGTAATAACTTTTACATGAACAGGAGCACCATCTGGGTCTCCACCATGCTCATGCTTCTGTGTTTCTTTCCACTGTGCACGAGATTTAAGCCAGAATATCATAGAAGTGGTATCACCTGCTTTAGCTTTCTCATACAGCGTATTAGCAATGACAGAGTTAGCTTCAATCCGACCACGCTTTAGTTCTTCTGGATAATACTTTGTGAGGGTGTCAGCAGAGATTGACAACATAGTTGCGATATCTTCGTACCTAGTACCTACTTTACTTAATTCATACACTTGATTTCGGCTATCGTCTGTTGCAAGGTGTGGGGGGCGACCTACTTTTTTAGGCTCAACTACTCCCATTATAACATCTGTTATCTCATTAATATCATTATCACTCATTATTTACCTTTTGTCAATTTATATTTAATTGTTTTTACTTATGATTATTGTTAGTTTGATAAATATTATTTAATTTATTTTACTTATCATTATTTATATTTTAATAAATATTATTATGTCAATTAATATTGACAGTATTTGTAGTTATGTTATTATCTAATTACTACCAGCCTTTTGTGCTGGACGCTCTTTAAAAAATATTTAAACTTTATTAATCTTTATAAGGATATTATTATGTTTACTATTCCAGACGGATATTTAGTTGATTCAATTCTTAATGCTGTCAACGATAATGATGATTTATTCAAACGCTTAAAAGAGTTTCATATGACATTAAATGTCAATGGCGTTGATCCTGACCTTAATTCTAAAATAGGGTTATTTATCAAAATTAATCTATCTGATTCTATGGCGGTATTGTATGATAAAGCTAAATCGTTGCATGAAATCGAATACGCTTTTCTAATTCGGTGTTTATTAGATGAGTTAGACAATTCCGACCTTATTATTTTAGGTAAAAAAGCAATTCAAGAGTTATCACTATAAATCCAAATCAACTACATTATCCCTTTTTTAACTCCGAAAAAGTTATCAGAGGGATAATATGTTAACTTAAATTTACAAGGAATTATTCAAATGACTACATTACAATCATATATAGATATTTATAAGAATAAGCCAAAATATGAATTAAATCATATTAAAAAAGCATTATCAGTGTGCAACGGCTTTTTCAATTCAAGTGATGATGATATTAGATTAAAAGCGGTCAATCTGATATTAAAAAATAAATAATCTATAAATAATTAAGGGGCTTTTTAGCCCCTTTTTTTTTGTCTTTTATTTTATGCTGCAATTTTAGCAGCTTAATTTATGTATTCTCTAGGCGTAGTTATCCCATCGATAAACATTATACACTCATTTAAAATAAATGTCAATAGAAAAGGGGTATTTTTTTACCCCTTTTTTAATCTATTTAAAACTACTTAAATTTAAACTTTTTGGATAATCTGTAATTATACTGTCATTAAAACAAAAAACATATCCATCTTTAATGCTACCATAATTCATTTTTGATATATCCCAGTCTAATTTATATTTTTTTACTAATTCTTTTACGGCTTTAAAATAAACTTGCTCATCATTTAATGAGTAGTCAAAAGGGATAGTAACATTAAAATCATTAGTAAATGCTTTAATTCTACTACCTTTTGTATTTGTAGCTGGTAAATATTTTGTTTGAATTGCTTTCATTTTACTCTCCAAAGTTTAAATGTAAGTAAATGATAATATAAAAATATTATCTTGTCAATATAAATTAAATATAATTATTAGTTATTTTATTAAACCAATGATTATCTTTTAATATATACTCTCCCTCCTCTATTGTTGCTTTATATTGATTGTCCATCGCATATTGTTTTAAATCTTTTAAATCATCATCATCAACAATAAAACTTTCAGGTTTCTGAAAAAAACTATGCAATGTTACATGGTATTTAAAAACTTTCATTTTACTCTCCCTTTTTATGATAAATATTTTTAATTTCTGTTTTTGTTAGTCCATTTTCAAATTGACTTAATAAATCACATAATAAAGAATACTCTGTTTCATTATAATCAAAATAATCTTTTCTATCCTGGTCATTTAAATCTTTTGCATTGTCAATCATTCTGTTTAATCTATTATTTAATAAATTAGTTATATAATCTTTATCATTTTGGTTTAAATACATTTTACTCTCCAATAAAATTAATACAATTCTTATTATACATAAAAAAATAATAATGTAAACTTTTATTTACAATTATTTTAATTTAATTTATTTATTAGATTTACTTGAATTTTACTTATAGAATATATTATGGATATAATATATATAGTTATCGCCTTTTGGTTATCATACTTGATAAAATCATTTTTCGCTTTCTGCTTTGAGGCACCGCTCAAAATGATTAATTTCTATTTAATCACTAAATAAAACTAGATTTTATCATATTTTAAGACTTTTGTAAATACCCTAAAAAATACTAATATAAAAAATAATAATAAAAACAATGATTTAAAAAATAAAATAATTTATTGAAAAATAATTAAAAAAAACTATTGACAATATGAATTGACATGTTAGTATAACCATGTAGTAACAATTTATTAATTATTGGAGAGTAATTATGGAATTAGTAAAAATTCAAGCATATAAATATCAAGAATTAGATGATAAAGCAAAAGAAAATTATATTCATAAAATGTGGGATATGCCATTTGACTATGAAGATGAAGATGAACATGGGAATAGCATAATGAAATATGAATATTTTGGAGATTGGGAATTATCAGAACAAATAGATTTTTGTGAGTGTAATGAATATTTATTTGATAAATATGGTAACCCAATAAATCGTTTAATAGAAAAAGGAGAGTAATTATGAAAATAGAATTATGCAAAAGATGTCATTCTAAAGTAATTAAAACACCTAAAATAGTTACAAAAGGATATTATTCATTTTGTAAATATCATTATGAAGATTTAAATAAATGGGAAACTTATATTAAACCCAAAAAAACTAAATTAAATAAAGGAGAGTAATTATGAAATTTAATACAGATTTATTAGATGAGTATGCAGAGAATGAGGGATATGAAGATTGGGAGATTGTTCCTCAAAATGATGAATCGCCATACTTTGGTGATTTGATAATTAGATTTATTAAATAAGGAGAGTAAAGATGACAAATATTGAATTAATTAACATATTAAAAAAATATCCTGATAACTATAATATTGAAATAAATATTAAAGGTAACGGATATGTTACTGATGGAATGGGTAAAAATGTTTACACAGTATCAGCATCTGAAGACAATGCTTATCCTGATTGGATATATTTAGTAGCTAACATGGAGGAGTAAAAATGAAAAATAAAAAAGTATCATTCCATAACAATCATCTTTTATACATCAATCAAGATGTGATAGAGGTATTGCAAAAAAGAACATGGTGGAGTAGATGTAAAGAATATTTGACAAAGTTTATTATTATAGGCACACTTATATTATCGTTTATATCTTTAGCATATATTGCATATACGATAAAAACTTTTTAGGAGAGTAAAGATGAGTAGAGAAAAAATGATTAGATTCATTATGGATAAAGAAGAAGAATATTTATTAATGAGTTCAGAAGTTCAGGATGGTTGGTGTGAACATGTATTGCTTAATGGTATAAAAGGATTAAATGATTATACCGATGATGAACTAAAACAAAAAATGGAGGAAATAAAAAATGGCAATTAGAAATTATTATGATAAGAATGAAACTTATGTAGTCGATAGTCTTTACGACATAATGAAACTTGCGTGTGAGTGGGGGCTTTATATAAAAATATCAAAAAGGTATTTAAACAAAGATAACCATGCGTTTATTTATAAGGGTTGGGAGGAGTATGAAAAATAATTTAATTTTACAAGGAGAGTAAAAATGAGTGTAACAGAACAAATACAAAAAGCATTTAATAGAGTAGATGAAAAAATATACAAAAAATATCGTGATTTATTAAAAAATCATGATTGGTATAGCGAATACTCTGATGACCATAGGAGGTGGGAACAGGCATCAGTAGAATATACAGAAATTATGTGTATTGCTCAAAATATGGATAGAGATTATAAAATATTTAATGAGTATGCACCTGATGAATATAAAAAGGAGAGTAAACATGGCTAAATTAAGATTTATACCTAAAACTAAAAAAGATAAATTAATACATGAAATTATGGATTTACAATCATCTTATGCCTTTGGAGACAATGCAGAACGATTATATCAAATGGATGAAGATGAATTGTTTGATGAATTATGCGATGTAAAATCCATGATTTTAGAGGCAGAACATAATTCTATATAAGGAGAGTAAAAATGGATAAAACATGGACAGTAACTTTTGAGAAAAGAGAAACATATACTTATGAAGTGATTGGTAAGGATTATGATGATGCTTTTCAAAATGCAATATCAGAAATTGATAATCAAGAGCCAATGGAGTGTAATTCTGAATACTATTTAGAGGAGAGTGATGATGATAATTAAACCAACGGCAGAAGATTGTGTTAGAGTTACAATCGGAAATTGGGAGGTATGGATAGATGATAGCACAGGAGAAAAAATCATTACCCAATACTTTTTAGATGATAAAGATGCAAAGGAGAGGAAATAGAATGATTATTATTGGTTGGTTATTTCTTATTTTATTAATTATATTTTTATGGAGAATTTAAATGGAACAAATAACATTAACAACAATTATGCCGTATTTTGATAATTCACAATCAAAACTAGCAACAACATTAGGTGTATCAAGACAAGCCGTCAATGTATGGTTTAAAAACGATAAGATACCTTTATTAAGGGCTTATCAGATTAAAGACATCATTCAAGACATGGAAAAGGAAACTGTGAGTGAATGAGTTAAACACAGGT